GACAGTGCTGACTGCGACTGCGGTCAACGTCACGATCACATACGTTGATGATGCCGGTAATGCGGCAGAGGCGGGCGCGGCGCAGGCATTGCGAGTGTCCTCGGCGGTTGGAACATCTCCGTTTACAGCGCCAGAGTGGTTTTATCGTCTGAACGCTGGCGACCGTGGTGTACGTAACATGACTTCGATCCAGTTTAGTGCTGCCACTGTTGCAGCAGTTGACCGAATGATTTCGCACCCGCTGGCGATCATGCCCGGTGCGGGGATTGCGAATCAAGTGGTGATGCTCGACGGAATTAACTCGGCATTCTCACTGGAGCGCATCTACGATGATGCGTATCTCACACTCTGGGATTGGATGAGATCAGCAACCGCTGCAACCACACACGCCGGGCAGATCGTACTCGTTAGCGGGTAAACCGTGAAAATTGTCGGCTTACTGCGTTTTTTTAAGGACAATAATCCCCTTAATTGGCAGTGGCAACCGAGTCTCACTGCTCACGACCCGAATCCTCCGTTTAATCTTGAGGATGGGGGCAGTTCGCCAATCAACTACACGCTAATCGGCGCTCCGGGGAGTTACGCGTACACCGGGCAAGCGGCGACTTACGCCTATACGTCTGGTTCAGGCGCGATTGCTTACGCTCTAGCGGGCGATAGAGCCGCCTACGCGTACACCGGGCAGAGCGCGGCGTTTACCGTGGGGCGAAAACTCACCGGGGCCAGCGCTGCTTATGTTTATTCGGCGCAGTCTGGGACGTTTGTTCTCGCTAGGAAACTGGCGGGGGGTTCTGCCGCCTACGCGTACACCGGGCAAGCGGCGACTTACACCTATACGTCTGGTTCAGGCGCGATTGCTTACGCTCTAGCGGGCGATAGAGCCGCCTACGCGTACACCGGGCAGAGCGCGGCGTTTACGTTGTCTAGCGTGCAACCTAGCGCCTTCGGTGGCTATTACGAAAACCCCCATGCCCGGCGCAGGACAAAGGAAGAATTGCGCGCCGAGCGGGTTCTGATGGGTATTCTCAAGGAACCGGAGGCTAAAAAAGCGATTAGGAATGCCGAAAGTATTCCGGCGGCAGTAGAGGCTATTCAATCTGAATTACTGACTGAACTACTGTCCCGTGCAGCGTTTGTTGAGAAGAACCGGGAATCCATACGCAAGATCGTTGCCAGCGCCGTAGCCGGTGAAATGAAGGCGATAAGGGCCGAGCGCCAGCGCGCAGACGAAGAAACCCTTTTACTGCTTTCCTAAAAAAAGAGTTGCGTTCGATCTTGGAGAAGGTATAAATCTGAATTTAGGCATACTTAAAATGCCGGGTGCGGCAGAGCCGCGACAACGGGCCAAGACCCCGGATAGAGGAAGCGAACAATGAGTGAAGGCGTATCAGTTGACGTAATCCCAGCCCCGGCAGTACCCGCTCCGAATGCGGCACCCCCGGCAAGTGAAACGGCAACGAATACGCCCTCCGAAGAGGTTTTAGACGGCGAACAACAAACGGAAGAAACGCCAGAGCAGAAGGCCGAACGACAGGCAAAGCCGACGAATCTACCGAAAGACGTTCAGAAGAGGATTGACCGTGCAGTGCGGCAGAAGTACGAGGCCGAGGCCCGATCAAAGGTTTTAGAAGAGCGTCTTTCTCATTTGGAAAGGGCCGCGCCTCAAGCGGCAGAAACGCCAGCAGTGGCGCAGAAACCGACTCTTGAAGAGTTTGGTTATGACTATGAGAAGTACGCGGATGCCATCTCGGAATGGAAGGCAGACCAGAAGATAACGAAGGTTCTCTCTGAGGCTCAGAAACACGCCGATGCAGAGCGGCATAGACAAGCGGCAGCACAGACGCAGACAGATTGGAATAAGCGCGTTGCATCGGCATTAAAGGAAATGCCTGATTACAACGATGTGGTATCGGAATCCGAAACGCCCCTCACGCCCACCATGCGGCAAGCAATCATGGAAAGCGATGCAGGGCCGAAGTTAGCTTACTACTTGGCGAGTCACCCAGACGAAGCCGAGGCAATTGCAGCATCCACGCCCCTAAAGGCGGTACGCGCACTCATGCGGATTGAGGACAGCTTTTCAGTAAAGCAAACAACGTCCACGCCAGCACCGATTTCTCCGACAGGTTCTCGCTCAACGACAGCAGTGAAATCTCTCACTGACCCGATGAGCCAAAACGAGTTTGAGAAGAGGCGCAGAGCGTTTCTCGCAAAGCGGTAACACTTTAGGAGTATCTCTTCATGGCTAACGCCTTCGCCGTCACCGACTTGGTGGCAAAAGAATCTCTGCGCATCGCGCACGAAAAACTGCAATTCATCGGCACCGTTGATCGTCAATATGACGAATCGTTCAACACGGCATCGGGTCGCTCCCCGCACGGTTCCACGCTCCGCGTGAAGTCGCCAAATCGCTACACGCGCCGTCAAGGTTCCCGCGTTATGGCCGTTCAAGATCAGGCCGAAGGATCGCAAACCATCACGGTTGCCACGCAGGACGGTGTTGATATGCGCTTCAATTCACAAGAGTTGATTCAGTCCGTTAGTAATGACGGCGCATTCAACGAACTTTCAAAGAACTACATTGAACCGGCAATCTCGGTCATGTGTTCTGGGATCGAAGCCGACTTTATCGCCTACTGCACAAAGGCTACTTACAACGTAGCTGGGACTGCGGGTACTGCTCTAACTGATCTTATCGCAGTCGGGGGGGCACGCGCCAAGCTTAATCAAATGCTCGCCCCGAAGGATGGCAATCGCTATATCCAATGCGATTCTGTCGCAATGGGCGGCATGGTGAACGGTCTGAAAGGACTGTTTCAGGACTCCACCCAGATTCGTGAGCAGTACCGCGAGGGCATGATTGGCCGCACCGCAATGGCCGATTGGTATGAAAACGACCGTATGTTGACTCTGACGAACGGTTCTGACGTAACCGGCACCACGGATGCGGCGGCGCTTGTGACTGATGGCGGCACCATCGTTGATATGCACACCACCATTGCTGTTACTGCTCAAGCAGTTGGTTCAGTGTTCACCATCGCTGGCGTTTATGCGTGCCACCCGGAAACCAAGCAAGCCTACGGTTCCTTGCAGCAATTCACCGTCATGGCGATTGGCGCATCAACCACTACTGTTAGCCCGGCGATCAACCTGACCGGCGCTAAGAAGAATGTTTGCAGTGCTACTGGCGCAACACTTCTGACCACTGACTTCAATACGCAAACACTGACCTTCGTGGGCGCTGCCAGCACCTCTTATGTTCAGCAACTCATGTACCACCAAGACGCATATCAGTTCGTGACTGCCGATCTGCCCTTGATGGATGACGCGCAGAAATGTGTTCGCGTTCGTAAGGAGAATCTCGCTCTGCGCGTCTGGATGGGTTCCGATATCCGCAATGATGAATTGCTGATGCGTGTGGACATTCTCTACGGCATGGCAGCGCTCCGACCTGAATGGGGTTGCCGCGTTATCGGCAGCGCCGCTTCCTAATCCCTCAGACCCGGAGATACGATCATGGCTTCCTCAAATCTGCAAAACTACGAACAAGTTTCCTACGGCGGTGCGGCTTCGATGCACTCTGGACGGCACCAACAAGTTATCGGGGATGCGGTTGCGACCCGAACACTGGTGGCGAAGGAATCTAGTTCTCTGTGTCTTTTTGACCGTGCGGCTGGCGTTGTTTACACGCTGCCCGCCCCGGTTATCGGGATGCAGTTCACCTTCGGCACAACCGTGTCCCGTACCAGCAATGCTCACAAATTCATAACTGACTCGGCTTCCACTTTCCTTGTGGGTTCTATTTCAGCGCTGAATACGGGGGCGGCAACTGGTGAGGGGTTCGCAGCGGATGGCACCACTATTCGCGCCCTGTCATCGAACGGCTCGACCACAGGTGGCTTGATTGGGGATCGCGTAACTGTGACCGCAATCAGTGGCACGCAATGGCTAGTGGAAGGCGTGCTTACGCAAACCGGCGTTGCAGCTACACCGTTCTCCGCGACCTAATGCTTCGCTGACTTCCCCCCCTGTCTCATCCGGGGCAGGGGGAACTTATAGGAGGCATCGGTGGGCAATATCGGGTTCAACATCATCGTAAGGTTTACTGATAAATGAGCACGCGCATGGAGCATCCGCAGCATGGATTTCATGTGTGCGGCGATAGCGAAGTGCCCGGTTTGGCGGCGCAGGGTTGGAAGGTCTGGACTCCGCGCCCAAAGGTCATGCCGATTGAAGAGGCACCAACAGGCCCGGAAAAGCCCAAACCCGCATTGATCGACAAGGTACGCAAGAGCAGACAGCAAGACGGCGAATCACTCTAAGGGTAGGCAATGTCAACCGGAACCGCGCTTTTCACTCGCGCATTGAGAATGCTAGGTGCGGTTAATTCCGGTGGCACGCCTACTGCCAACGAGTTTGCCGATTGCTTGACTGCGTTCAACTCACTGCTTGAGTCATGGCGCAATGATCGTCTGTTGGTATATGCCACGTTGGAATCAACATTGACGATGGTATCTAGCCAGCAAACCTATACGGTTGGCATTGGTGGCGATTTGAATATTACTCGCCCCATTTCATTTGACGATGCTTTCATGCGCGTATCTGGCGTGGATACGGGTGTGCAGATGATCGAACAACCAGAGTGGGATGCGCTTGGGATGAAGACTTCCACAAGCACGCTTATCGAAAAGATTTTTTATAACGCGACCATGACCGGCAGTTTGGGAACCTTGAAGGTTTATCCGGTTCCGTCTGCCGCGAACGAACTGCACCTCATCTCTTGGATCGTTCTGGATAGCCTGTCTGCCTATACGGATACGGTGACGTTTCCGCCCGGCTATGACCGTATGTGCGCGTCGAATCTGGCGATTGAAATGGCCCCGGAATTCCGCATTGAACCATCCACAACGCTTATGAAGATTGCGCGGGATTCAATGGCAGCTATCAAGGCAATCAATGCGCGCCCGATCAATGCGGTTTCTGAACTCGCGGCAATCATGAATACCAAGACTGCCGGTTCCCGAATTTTGTTAGGCCCATGAAATGACCACTACCGTTTTCATTAATGGCAGTTCGCTTTCGGATGCTGTCTGGTTCAATGATGTTGATTCAAGGGTCTATAACAGACTTGCGAGTGTGGCCGGGACGAACACCGTCACGGCAACTGGCCCGGCGAGTATGTCTGCGTATGCCGTTGGGCAAATGTTCGCCTTCATTCCGGTTGCGGCTAATACGAACGCAACGACCCTGAATATCACACCAAGCGGCGGCGCAGCGCTTGGGGCCAAGAGCGTCTACGCGAATAACGCGGCACTCACAGGCGGGGAGTTGCATATCGGTGTGCCGGTTCTGATTTGGTATGACGGCACGCAATTCCAAATGTTCAGCGGCATAGGTTCCGGTCAGATGCTTGGCACCGGGATAGCCAAGGCGATTTTTTGGAATTCACAGACCATCGCGGAAAACATAACAGTAGGCGCGACTCAGAACGCAAGCAGCATCGGGCCGATTTCGATCTCCAGCGGATTTGCTGTGACTGTCGCCAGCGGCGGCGTGTGGAAGGTGCTATGAGTTTAATACTAGACGGTACAAGTGGGATAACGTCCCCAGCAATTCCAGCGGCAGGAGCAATCGGTGGGACAACGCCAGCGGCTGGTGCGTTTACGACGGTAAGTGCTTCTGGACTTATCTCACCCTCACAGACCGTTGGCATTGTTGGAACGACAACGAATAACTCTGTTCAGGCGGGGAGTATTGGTGAGTACATTTCTAATACTTGTGCATCCCAAAATTTTCCAACTAGCGGTGCATACGGGGATGCAACAAATATATCGTTGACTGCGGGTGATTGGGACGTATCGGTTTTAGGGCA